CGGATCGGTCTCGTCCTGCATGGTCGGCGCCGGTGGTCGCCCGACCGGGTTACCCTCCGCGTCGGCCTGCGCGGTGAACGGGGCAGGCAGCACCCGCGCGGCCAGCCGCGCGCTGGCCATCGAGACCTGCTCGGGGCAGGTGCGCCAGCCGTAATCGCCGGACACGTCGTACTCGGTGTAGACGTCAAACGGCCCGGTGTCATCGCTGGTCCAGGTGTGCCCGTCGAACCCGAGCGTGCCGGAGTCCACCGCATAGGCGGCCACCGGCAGCCAGCCCACCCCCCACACGTCGACCGGCACGGTGTAGGTCAGGTCGGTGGGCACGAACACGTCGCGGCAGTACCGCTCGATGATGATCTCGCTGGACGCCAGTGCAGCCTCAATGTCGGTGTCGGTGCCCGTGGCACCCGCATCCTTGGCCATCGCGACCGTGGCGTAGCGGCCCATCCTCGCCCCCCCCTTCGGGGTCGCGCCCATCGTCCTCGTTTACACGACCTGGCTCTAGTGGCTCCGCGTAGCTGCGCGGGTCGGTTTCCTCGGGGCCGATGTACCGGCGCGGTGGCAGCGGGGCCGGAATCCTCATGCCACAGCAGGGGCAGGTGCCGCCGGTGGGATAACGACCCCGCCGGGACTCGCGCCCACCACGCCGGTACCTCGGTGCTCCGTAGGGCAGATCGGCCGACACCCGTTGCGAAGCCATCCCGACGATCAGCCCGCGATCAGGCGATCGTCTTCACGAACGCGGGAGGCGCATACACCGCAAGCTGCGCCCGCAGCTCCGCCAAGATCACAAGGATGTTCTTGGTGAAGTTCACGTCGTGGCTGTCGGACATCAGGATCCGGATGCCTTGCTTGCGCCACAGCGTGGCGCCTTCGGCGAACGCGCCCACCAGGGCGGTGCCCGCGGCAATGGCCACGGTCGCCACCACCGGCAGCCCCCACACCCGCGGGGCCGCCAGGCTGGCCGGGTCGCGGGTCATCAGGAATCGGCCCTGCGCGTCCTTGGCCAGTTCGATCGACTCCCAGTCGGTGGGGTGCATGACCACGCCATCCGGGGCGTACTGGGCAATTTGCACCTTGGTGATCATCTGGCGGATGGCGATGAGCATGCTCGTCGCGGTGGCCAGGCTGACCGTTTGCACGCCGGACGTCCCGAGAATGCCCAGGATGTTGGGGGCCACCCCGTCGCCGTTGAGGCACTGGCTGTTGAGCCGCTTGTTCACCGCGTAGGACAGCCGACCCTGGATATAGCCGGTGAGCTGCGCGTTGTCCTCCGCACCTTGGCGGGTGATCGGCACCCACACCGCGATGGTCGCCAGAGCCTTGGACTGGACGGTAAAGGTGAACGCGCCTTCCGGCTTGGCCGCGCCTTCCGCGACTTCCACCGCGGTGTTGGCGGTCGCCGGTGACGCCGTCTCCACCACCCATTCGATCACGCCCGCGGTGGCCGTCTGGTTGTCCAGCAGGTCCACGATCGAGGTCTGAATCGGCGGGGGATACACCACCCCGGGCAGCCGCTCGGGCACGTTCGGGTAGGTGGCCGTGGTGACCGTGACCCGCAGGTCGGTGGCGTGCGGCAGGTTCAGGATCTCGGCGGTGCCGCGCATGCCGTCCGCGCGCCAGCGATCCGCGTTGGTGGCCAGCATGGCGCGCCAGTTGTCCGGCGCCCGGGACCCGTCGCCCGGCTGGTCGGTGCCGCCGCGCTCGTCGGGTCGTTGCTGGCCGGGTCGGGCCGCGCCGGATTCGGGCCGCCACCGCTCGGTGACCTCCACACTGGCCAGCCGCCGCCGCCGTTCGTTGGTGGCCTCGGTGATGGCGTTGCGCCGCTCCACCTCGGTGAGGATGGCGTCCGAACGGGCCGCGTCGTCCTCGGTGGCGCCATCGGCCTCCAGTGCGGCCATCACCTCATCGCGGGCCGCGCGCAGCTCGGCGTCCGTGAACTGGGTGTAGTCGACCGGCGGTGCCGCGGTCCGGTCGCGGGTGTGCTCGGCACCGAAGGCGCGGGCACGAGCCCGCCTGATCTGGGCTTCCGTGAACCGCGTCGCGGTGGGGAGCATGATCCGATCCTTTACTGTTGATCTAGCGGGTGATCAGTGGAGTAGCCCGCAGGCGAGCACGAGCCACGACAAGGGAGCGGCGGGTCACGGTGAGACCGGCTGGTCCGGTCGGGTGATCCTGTTCGGTCTCGGTATCGGCGGGCATGCCGCGGGCCTCTTCGAACTTGGAACCGGGTACCGCCGCCATCCGCGCGGTGATCTGGCTGACCTCGACCAGCCGGGCCGCGATGATCCGTTGCGGGTCCTCCTCGTCGAAGATCACCGATCGGAATCCGACGGACAGCCCCGGCGCGGAGGTGCGGGCCTTGGTGCGCGCATCCCGGCCGTCCCGGGTCTGGTCCCACCGCCCTGCGATCCACAGGCCTTCGCTGCGATCTTGCGCGGTGAACGCACCCACCGGTTCCCACGGGTCGTGCATCCAACACAGCGCGTACGGCTCGCCGTCGAGCCCACCCGCGGCCCAGGCGCCCGCGGCGAACGTGGTCCCGTAGGCGTCGCGGGTCTCGGTGCGACATGCCCACCCACGGAAGTGCGGCTCGTCGTCGGGCACGTCGTCGCGGAGATCGAGGTCAACCAGGGCGACCGCGCGGTAGGTCTCGGCGCGCTGGTCGGCCGGTACTTCCGGGTGATCAGATCTTGTTGCCATCGGGGTCTCTGCCGTTCCATTCGTAGATGCGCCCCTGCCGGGTGCGTTCCTCCAACGTGCCGGGCCGAAAGTCGGTGATGTCCACCCATTCGCCCGTCTTGAGGTAGCGCCACACGCCGAACGTGCCGAGGTTGAGATCGACATACGCCGGGTAGGCGCCGATGAACTCGCCGGTGCGCCCGTCGCAGGGGCCGCCGCGCATCTTGATCGCGACGCCTTCCACCACCCCGGCCGGGGGCATCGGCACCCCGCTGGGTACGTGCAGCAGGCTCCGCCGCGCATCATCCGCGTTCATGATCCACCCGTCAGCTCGGGGATCGGGATCCCGTTGGTGTGTCCGTTGCGCGAGGGCAGCGCCGGGGCCGCCTTGGTCAGCCCGCCGGTGCCGATCGGCGAGCCGCCCTTGTCGCCACCCAACGAAATGCCCAGCGCGCTGCGGAACTCCGACAGCGTGACGTCGCCGCCGATCATCGGTTCCTCGCCCATCTCGGCGCGCGCCTCGTTGATCGTCACCAGGTCGTTCTGCACGAGCAGCACCAACCGGCCGACCCGAGAGTCGTTGGATTCCTGCAACGCCTCGACGTCGTCCACGTTGAAACGCATCGTGTAGCGGGCATCGGGCTGCGTGACCAGATCGATCTCACTGGCCACGGTTTGCAGCTTCGGCACGATGGTGTCGCTCCACAGGGTGGTGCGCGCCGCGTCCCGGTTTTCGTAGGTGGTGCCGCCCATCAGGTAGTCCCGCGGCACCCCGAACGCCAACATCACCTCATCGGCCGACCGGACCCGGGTGTCCAGGTAGGACACCTCGGCCGCGGTGAGGGTGATCCGTTCGTAGCGGGCCGGGGTCGGGCCACTGAGCACGAGGTGCCGCCCGGCGTCCTCGGGGCGTTCGTGCCGGGCCGCAAGCTGGGCCCGGATGCTCTTATGCGTTTCCTCGTCCACGTCGCCGAGGTAGACCACCCCGCCGGGCGCGCCTCCGCGCGCGAGGGAGCTGGTCTGATACCGGCGCGCGTAGTCGTCCAGTTCGAGGGCAAACGTGGCCGCGTGCAGCGGGGCCAGGCAGGTCCAGATGTAATCCGGGTCCGGGTAGCGCAACCACAACATTTCCTCGGGGAGGACCACGCCGCTGCGCCCCCCGGCCGCCGACACGGTGTAGCCGATCAGTTCGTCGCCCCGGTCGGCCTGGGTGTTGTCGATGATCGGGACGACACCCCAGGCGGAGTCGAGCAGGTGCAGCGCGGCCACCTCGCCCTGCCCGGTCTCGCCGCGATCGAGCAGCACGAACGCCTGCCCGTGCACCTCCAGTCGCAGCCAGGCGATCTCGCGCAGCATGCGCGCTGACATGTAGTCGTTGGGCCGGTGGTTCCACAGGTCGCACACCCGATCGGGGATGGCCTCGCCGGTGTCCTCGTCGATCATCTCCATGGGGCAGGTGGCCGCGTTGGCCGCGATGGAGACGATGCACCGGTAGGCCACCGCGGACGCGCGCCAGTCCGCGCCGTATTGGCCGTACCACTGGTAGAGCCCGTCAATACCCATGGTGACGTGCAGGCCTTCGGGCCCGACGTGCGACGGCACGCCGACCGCGAACCCGTCATCGGGGGAGCCGCTGCGCCGTCCGAGGGGCACAGTCATGATCGTGTTCGCGAGGTCAGCTACGACGCCGCCGAGCCAGGCTCGCCAGGTAGCCGCCACAAACCGGGGATCCTACGCGCCGTGTAAACGGGCCCGATAGACCTAGGTCATCTCGGGTTACTCGGCGTCCTCGTCCTCTGTCGACTCGGACGGCGGGTCAAGATCGAACAGTGCGCACGGGTCAAGATCGAACAGTGCGCACAGGCACACGGCGCCGTCGCCACCCCAGTACGGGCACATTTCCTGTCCGCACCTCATGCCACGTCGGCCCGTCCACGTCGGCGCAGGAACAGGTGCGAGGCCACCCACACCATGGCGTCCAGCCGGTCCGGCGAGTCCGCGGCCGGG